CATTCAGTATATCCAGCAGAACCCAGCTCTACAGAGCATGGTCAAGTTTCACAACGTCAACAAGGGTGTCCCAAAACGGGTTGAACGTGTACCCACCCTCGTCACATCTGACGGCAAGATGCTGGTAGGTGGTGAGGTCAAAGCCTGGCTCGAGTCTATGCTCCCCTCATCATTTACAGAGTATGAATCGGCATGTATAGGAATGTCCTGTCTGGACAATACCGAAAGTGACAGTGGACTCTTCAACCTTGACATGTACGGTCAATCACTCAAACCAACTATTTCCAGAGAACTAGAAGACAGGATGAATAAATCACTGGATGAGGCTATGACAGAGTTAAAAAATTAAAAGCCTAAAAATCTACGATGCATCTCAAGACTATCCAGGCAACCGCCTTCCGTAACATCTTTGAGGTGCTCAAGGATATCATCAACGATGTGAATGTCTATTTTGATGCAGACGGTATTCGTATCCTCAGTCTGGATACTGCCAGGGTGTCACTGGTTCACATGCATCTCAACTCGGAGAACTTTGAAGAGTACTCCTGCCCTAGCCAAATCATCGCAGGAATGAACATGTCCAATACATACAAGCTCCTCAAGTCGGTGACAAACAACGATACTCTGACTCTGACGTGTGACGATTCAGAGTTTGTAGAGTTTGTGATTGAGAATGAGACTAAAAAGTCCAAGACTAAGTTTAGCCTGAAGCTTCTCGACATTAACGAGGACATCCTCGATGTCCCCGAGCTTCAGATGGATGTCATGACAACCATCCCTTCGGTTGACTTTCAGCGAATCTGCCGTGATATGGGCAACCTCGCAAATGACATTGAAATTTATCGGGATGGTACGGAGCTGCAGCTGAGTTGCAAGGGAGACTTTGCAAATCAGAGTACTGTGATCGAGTGTCCCGTCAAGGTGGATTGCAGGGTGGGCAATCTATTCAGCCTCAAGTATATGAATCTGTTCACCAAGGCTACTGGGATGTGTTCGAGTGTCCAGATCCTTCAACACGTGAAGGAATCCGACATGCCTATTGTTCTGAAGTATTCAATTGCTAACCTCGGTGACATGAAGTTCTACCTTGCGCCCAAGGTTGACTGAGTCATACGTCTTTGTCTGACCCATCAGGTTGGTCACCTCAAGTTTGCCCTCCAGAGGCTCTACCTTCTTGTCCTCCAGAAAAGTCAACTCAATGCGAATACCATTCCCCCGAACTACTCGGAGCTTTGGTATCCACTTTGATTCAACCACATGATAGAACATTGCGGGTAGGTCGGGCATCTTATTGTAAAAGTCCTGGCGAGGCCCAGCAAACTTCTTGACATACTCAGTCACGTCTGCGCCATTCCACCGAGCAGACTTGATGGGGATGAAAAACCCTCGTCCGAGATTCTCTGGCAACTTGTCACCCACATACTTGAACACTTTGCCATTGTAGAAAAACTTGTAGATGCTCGTCTCGCCAAACTTCTTCATCTGAATTATACTCCAATCGATTGGCCTGAACATATTCAGAATACCAACCACGAAAAAGAAGAATTCTCGGAGCATATTAAAAGAATAGAGAACCTTAGCTTTAATGGAAGCTCGATTTAATGAACGAATAAGAGAGCTCCAGGGGGACCCGGACAAGATGTATGAGTATATAGCACAGTGCATCCCCTACATTGCGGAGTACACCGAGAAGATTGAAGTTCAGACATCGTCACTCTTTTCATCAAAGCGTGGAGGAGTGAAGCGCAAGGATATATTCGACAATTATCTGCAGAATGTAGAAGGAAAGTCGACAGATAAACCGGCTCCTCGCTCTAGCCTGTTTCGCACTTGCACATGCGGATCAAACAGTTTCATAGCCGACTCTGCACAGAGCGACGAGATCTGCATGCAGTGTGGCAGAGCAGATTACATACTCGGTGAAGAGATGGGGTTCAAGGAGGAGCAAGAGATGGAGAAGAATATCAACTACTCTTACAAGCGTGACAACCATCTCAATGAATGGATTGCGCAGTTTCAGGCGAAAGAGTCTACAACTGTTCCACCCGAAGTCATCAACCTGATCCGAGCTGAATTTAAGAAGCGCCGCATCAAGGATGTATCTGAAATTACTAATAGCAAGGTGAAGGAGGTGCTCAAGAAGCTTAGACTAAACAAATACTATGAGCACTCACCCTATATTGCAACGATTCTCAATGGGATTCAACCTCCGACGATGACTCAGGCTCTTGAGGATCGTCTTCGTCTCATGTTCAACCAGGTTCAAGCACCCTTTGAGAGGCATTGCCCAGCTGATCGCAAAAACTTTTTAAGCTACTCGTACGTTCTTTACAAGTTCTGCGAGCTCCTAAGTGAAGATGAATACCTGCCTTGCTTCCCTCTCCTGAAATCAAAAGAGAAGCTATATAAGCAGGATCAGATTTGGAAGAACATTTGCAGCGATCTTAAATGGGAATATATCCCAACAGTCTAGTATGTATATAGAGAGGCTGATATCAGAAGTCAGGAGAATACTAGGGAGACTGATTGGAATATCGAATGAATTCTACGTACTCGATGCAGCCTCACACCTTGAGCGGGCTATCGAGGCGATGGAGGCTGGGCATAGAGATCCAGAGTTGTGGGAGAAGGAACAACTTGAAATTGCCCGAGTCTTCCAGAGACTTGTTCCATTTGCAGTCCGCGTTCGGACCCAAAGTTCACCAATAGACCATCTGTTATTCCGAGGAGATGCATATATGTCTGGAGCTGGAGCCGGTTTGCACCGGTCAAAGTCCGTGTACTTTTGAGTTCGACTATTATAGATCCGTCTACGATGAGGTCAGCTCGCAAGTTGCCAATCACATGATTCTCAAATGTAACGGGTATTATGCGTTCGGTTTCGTAGTTCATTCTATTTTTTCGAAGGAGAACCTCCAGGGCATTATGATAGATACCCTCAGTATAACCAGGGCCTAGTGTCTGGTATACGGTTTCAACCAGACGCTTGATTGACATCATATCTCATACACCATTTTATTCTCTATACGTATAGTAAATGCAGGCTTCGGCTCTTTTGATTTTGATCCTGATGGCAATTGCGGCATTTATGGGATATGACTATTACAAGAACAAGGATGGACCACCCACGTGCATCAACTACCGCTTCTGGGCAAAGAAAGCCCCAGCGGTTGCAGTCCCAGTCGCTCCAGTGGCAGCACCATCAACTGGTGTAGCAAAGACTGCTGGTGCAATTGGTATTTCCACGTATAGACCACCAAACCTGAGTAACGCAGAATATAAGAGAAGGGCCAAGAGGCTTTCGATCAGAGATTAAGACGCTGAGCATCAGGAATGATGGCATAAAAATCTTACTCACTTGTAAGGCAAGCATGTCTGCAGCTCCTACAACTGCTGACATAGACCAACCGTTTTCGAGTTTAAAAGAATTGAAAGCACATCAAGCAAACGTAAAAAAGAATCCTCTATTGGAGGCTTATGAACAGTTGTGGACAAACACATATTTTACACCTCTCACCATATTCATGGGTGACCCAACCGTGATTCAGTCATTGGGTGTGACAAAATCTCAACAACAAATGAGAAATGTTCAACAAGTTCCACGTGTCTTCTTCACAGGTAGGTTGAAAGGTTCAGGTCATTACCTCTCGAGACCCCCTGGAGCGACGAAGGATTTTGACCCTTATACCGAGTGCCAGATTCCCCAGACTATGCAATTCTGCCAGACTTATGCGATGATGCATTCACTCGGTAAGCTCACTTGGACAGAAAATCGCAGTTTCACAAAGTTTTACGAGTATACGCTACAAGCCCTGAACTTCATTAAAGAGACGATCGCAAATCGTCCATCGAATTACAGCTTTTTCTGGATCAATCAGGCACTGGATGAAGATGAGGCTGAATATGGTGGATTCAATCTAGGATTGAGCGCGACTAATGCAACTGCCAAGGAGCAGATGCTCCAGAAGGTTAACGAGTGTATCAGACACCATCACGCGTGCCAGAATATTATTACCGTATTGATTGATAGTTACGATTTGAGCTCAGCTCTCAAGAAGAAGTTTCCAGTCAATTCAAGAACTTAAAATATTGTTATACATTAATGTCTTCACCATCCTGCCCATCTATTACATCAAACGGCAAGACGAGATATCTCAGTTACAAGTCATCCCCACTCGCTGGTATGAAAGAGGGTGCAACTCTCCTCTTTGCTCCACTGTATGGCGCATTCATGCTGATCCTCACCCTCTTCTTTTTCTGGATATCGACCAAGACCAAGGGTGCAGCTCACTGGATCACCCTCATAATCTCACTCATTTCGCTCTGGACAACTGGAAAGACTGCATACAACTGGTACAACGCAAAGACCTTTCTCGACAAGAACCTGATGGATACATGCGATGCACCACTACCCCCATCATCTCCAGAGGCCAAGACGGTTTCAGGTTCAGCTCCAGTGGCCAAGACGGTGGCTGGCGCGCCAGTAGTCATATCCAAAACTGCCTAGGCATAGTATGGATCTAAACATAGTTATAGCTCGCTATAACGAAAGTCTTGAATGGCTTGACAAACTCCCATATGATATACGTAAATGTGTCCGTGTATATAATAAAGGAGATCCAATACAGATTCCAGATGTGGAGGTTGTGGCCATGTCCAACGTTGGCCGAGAGGCTCACACATACCTGACTCACATCATAGACAATTATGAGTGTCTGACCAACAATCTCATCTTTATTCAGGCAAATCCATTCGATCACGTCCACCGGCCGCCCATCGGCGACTTGACACAGTGGGTGAATGACTGGTGCAAAGAAGAGATCACGCTGAACTATGAGAATGAGGGGTATCCTTATACGTTTAGACTCTTGGAATACAACGGTGAATACCTTGCTCAGGCTCCAACGTGTATCGGTAAATGGTTCGAAACGTACATAAATAGGAAGTATCCAAAGCCGGAGACTATGAAGTGGTATTTTGGCGCCTGCTTTGGGGTTTGTAGAGAGAGAGTTCATCTGAGATCAAAGGTGTATTATCAGAGGCTGCTTGATCAGGTGTCGATGCACAAGTCGCCAGAGGTGGCACACTACCTCGAGCGTAGTTGGTACTACATCTTCAGCTGCCGACCAGAACCCTAGACACTAAGGACGAGGTAAATTGGGCGCACCTCACCCCTGAAGAATCGTGGTCCATACCATACTGCAGTCAGATCGAATGAATGATCTATGTAAATTCCCTTGAGAATTTCCTTTGGTGCAATGCCAATATCCTGCAAATCACTTTCAGATAGAGCCTGAATCGGTAAGTACATATCTAACAGTCTTGGGAGGATATTGTATGTCGAAAATAACGTACAAGTCTCCACCCTTCATCCCTCGGCCTGGAATCTTGTACTTTTGGCGTGGGTCTATGACACCAAAGTCTTGGGTAGAAACCTTAAACTCTCCACTAAAGTGTTTCACAGTAAGTATAGTCCCATTCACAGAGTCTTCGAATGATATTCGGCGAACAACCACCAAGTCATTCCCCTCCCTAATAAACTCCTTGTGGTCAAGGACCTGGAGTCGGATGATAAGGTTACCTGCAATCTCATCTGATGTTCTCGCCTGTTCACCCATGTGGGGTATCAGAACATGGTCACCATTCTGTGTACCAGACTGAATCTTGACTGAGAGCTCTTTCTGCTCCCGAATCTCCTTTGTGTGGTTGCAAGAAGGACAACCTGACGATTTCGAGCCACATCCCTCACAGGTTGGACATGAGCTATTCATCATCATGAATCCCATTGTTCTCTGGACTTGTCCTCGGCCCCCGCACATCTTGCACTTTGTCAGACATGAGAAGCAATTCTTGACAATCTCCACCTTGAGGTGCTTCTCCACCCCGTGGTACACCTCGTCCAGAGTCAGTCTGATGACGTGCTCAAAGTCGGCACGATGACCTGGAGCACCCTGATGACCGTTGAACATATTCATAAACATGTCGAATGGTCCACCACCTGCAAATCCAGCCGGAAACCCTTGGGGATCGCCATTCTCCGACCCCGTCATATCATACATACGGCGCTTACCATCGTCGGATAGTACATCGTACGCCTGTGAAATCTTCTTGAACATTTCGGGATCGCCACCCTTGTCTGGGTGGTGCTTTCGAGCGAGTGTTCGATAAGATTTTTTGATTTCATCGAGTGATGCATCGGGCTTGAGCCCTAGATCATCGTACAGTGTCATATTTCTTGAATGCTACTAGGTTTTAACTTGACGATTATTAAAAGGAATACCATTGAACGAAGTTGTTGCTGCCATCGTGTATGCGCCCATACGGGGCCATTCTAGAACGTCTCCAACCTTCAACTCTGGGAGCTGGACCGACTCGCAGATAACATCTATACCGTCACAAGTGCATCCAAAGATGCTCTTGGCGGATGTCGGC